AGCGTGAAAAAGGCTCTTCGGAGCCTTTTTTATTGATAATATTAAAAGTGTTACTAAAATACACACTTACAAAAATTTATGTCTTGACATTTTTCTTCTACACTGCTATAATATGTCTCGAAATCAAGTAAGATTTCAAAGAAATTTAGGATAAAAGGAGATCCTTCCGCAAAAATGAAACAATCCATTCGAAACTTCGTGCAGCTCGTTGCGCCTCTTGTGTTTATCGTTATGTTATTAGCACTACCATTTTCTCAGTTAACTATGTAACTTTATAAATAGCAATAGGTGTACTTATTAAAAGGGGTGGTAATGAAAATTGTCACCCTTTTTTGTATTTCGCATATTTTTAAAAAAATTACGTTTACTTCCAGAAACTTTTCCAGATGTTTATGAAAAAATGATAAAAATATAGTGTATTAGTACTATCATGCCACTCAAATTTTTCAAATATACCCACCAAAAAAATAGTTCTTGACTTTTTGTTCCTAAGGGTGCTACAATGTCACCATGAGTAAAGAAGTATCCACACGAATAAGTCCCGAGGCCATTGAAATCGCAAATACGTATTTGCAGGTTGGTGATGTAAGCACCGTTAGTGCCGGATTGGGCATCCCGAAAGATCAAGTTGTGGATTATTTAAACAAACGAGAAGTCAAAAAATACATAGATTCTGTATATTTAGACGCAGGCTATAGAAATAAGTTTAAATTAGCTGAAGTTTTAGACACTCTTATTGACAAGAAGCTAGAAGAGGTTGAAGAGACAGAGATGTACACAACTAAAGATTTAGCTGACTTGGTTCAAATGGCTCATAAAATGAGGATGGACGAGATAAAAGCCCAAACAGAGCTAGAAAAAGCATCTGCCGGAGCTATTCGCCAGCAAAATAATGTTCTTATACAAGGAGAAGGTACTTTTGGACAAGGCAATTATGGGGCCTTAATAGAAAAACTCATAAACTCCCCCGACGTGTAGCTCTTTACGTTTTGAAAATAACAGGCACACATTTAGGGGTAGCATTAATAATTCTCTTTTTTGCAGTTCAGATTTGTATGTCCGAGTAGCCGAATAGGTGGACAAGACATCTAATACTAATAGATGCAGAGAAATAAAATATGATTATAGAATCTGTAGCCGCAGCAAGTGCAATTCTTACGTCCCTCAATGGCTTGATAAACCAAGCAAATGAAACGGGTCAGGGTATGCAACAGCTTATGGGAACTATTAGTGACTTTGGCGAAGCCATAACTAATTTTGAAATAGAAAGAAAGTCAAGTACGTTCAAGCCTCTTACGCAAAGTGAAGTTCTTAAGCTCACAATGATTAAGAAAAGCTATGAGAGACACTGGAAGGACGTGCATGACCTGCTTTTAGTTGCAGACCCCGAGATGCTTGAATCCTTTAAACAAGCTAAAGCTGAGCAAGAGCATCAACGTCAACAGCATATGAAAATGCTGGCAAGGAAGAGAAAAGAAAGAGAAATCTTAATGCAGCAGATAGGCGTAGGGCTTGTAACCCTAGTTCTTGGAACTGCAATAATATGGGGAGTACTCGCCATATTGTTAGCGTAAGGAGTTATGGGTATGGCTGAAGAGATTAAAGAAAAGGGATACCATCCTGCAGATTCGAATGGGGATGGAGTTGTTACTGAAGATGAACATGAGATGTACATGGAGTTCAAAAGAAAGGAACTAGAGGATAAAGATGCTCAGAGAGACGCTATTCGAAAAATGGCCTGGTTCTCTCTTTTTGGACTTTTATTATACCCATTTGGTATTTTTCTAACAAGCCTTTTAGGTTTGGAGTCAGCGGCAAATCTCATTGCTGATATAGCTCCTACCTATTTTGCTTCAATTGCAGTTTTAGTATCAGCATTTTTTGCTGCTGATGCTGTAAACAAGAAATAGGAGAAAATAATGGAACCTGAATCAATTTTTGAAAAATGTATGTCATGCGGACATGCTTGTCATTGTAATCAACCCTGTGAAAACTGCGAATGTGAAAATTGTAATCATGAGGAGGATGCGTCATGAGTAAACTAGATGATGAGCTAGTTGAGCTTAAACTACGAATAGAAACTCATGAAGTTAAGTGCGACGAGAGATGGAAGACAACATTTAATCGACTAGATGATATAGATGTTAAATTAGAGAAATTAGATAGTAGACAGATACAGGTTGGTGGTGCTATTATATTATTTTTACTGGGCACAATAGTTACTATACTAACTACGAGTATATAAGGAAAGTATTTTATGATTGAAAGTGTTATAGATTTAGCTGCTACCTTTTGGCAATGGACCGTATTTGGAATTTTGGTTCTAATAGGTTTTATTGCAAGTAAGTTTGATGGGCAAGGCGAGAAGAGGGTTAATTTTGAATATTCACAAATGCCCACTATGAAACCCCTGCCTATAGATACTAAGGATAAAGGCTTTTGGAAAGCTATCTGGATGTGGATTACAGGAGTAAGACAGTGGGAAATTGTAGAAGACTTTCATTTTACATTAGATACTGTAGCCTACAAAGTGCCTAAAGGCTTTCAGTTTGATGGCGCTTCTGTCCCTAAATTTTTGGCAACGTTTCTATCCCCTACAGGAGTATTATTAATGGGAGGACTTGTTCATGATTACGGATATAAGTACGCAACTTTAATGACTAAGAATCAACAAAATATTGGCTATAAGAACCAAGCTTACATGGATAGACTATTTAGGGATATCTGTATAGAAATAAACGGATTTAAGTTCTTAAACTATTTAGCATACTGGGCTTTACGGCTTGCAGGATTTGTTGCTTGGAATGGTCACAAAAATAGAGGAACCCACGTGGTTAAAGGAGATAATAATGGAAACTAAATATGAAACAAAAGTAGTTACCCCCGATATATTGGATAGCAATAAAGTACCCTCACCTAAAAGCGACTCTATTTCTCCAGATAAGAGTAAAGAAGATAAAATGAATGCAGATATTAAAGAAGTTCGTGGTAGCTTTGTATTTACCTTTCGTGGGGCCCGCCTAAGATTTGCCACTAGAAAACAAGCAGAAGTCCAGTGGAGAATCTGTAATCCTTAATACCGAGTAGTAATTATGCTAGAAATAAGTAGAGCCGATATAGTTGGCTCCGAACTAATGAACTTTCAACAAGAAGAAAGATTCTTAAAACTGTCAGTCAATGGCTATTTAGAGTTATTAGGAATTGACCCTATAAAATCTCAGATGGCAGTAATAAATGCTATCAACTCACCTAAATATCGTTTTGTATGTGGAGCGGTATCTAGAAGACAAGGTAAGACTTATATTGCAAATATTATAGGTCAACTGTGTGTTTTAGTACCCGGCTCTTCTGTACTGTTAATGTCCCCCAACTATTCTCTGTCCCAAATTTCTTTTGATCTTCAGAGAAATCTTATAAAACACTTCGATTTAGAGGTTGTACGAGATAATGCCAAAGATAGAGTAATTGAGTTATCTAATAATTCTACTATAAGAATGGGATCTATCAATCAAGTAGACTCAGTAGTAGGAAGAAGCTATGATCTAATTATCTTTGATGAGGCGGCTCTAACTCATGGCAGAGAAGCTTTTAACGTAGCTTTAAGACCTACACTAGATAAGCCAAATAGCAAGGCGCTATTTATCTCCACGCCTAGAGGTCGTAATAACTGGTTTGCTGAATTCTTTTATAGAGGATTCAATGAAGAGTATCCTGATTGGATTTCTATACGAGCAACCTATCATGAAAATCCCAGAATGCACGAAAGTGACATAGAAGAAGCGAAAAAAGCTATGTCTCAAGCAGAGTTTGCCCAAGAATACTTGGCAGACTTTAATACTTATGAAGGGCAGATCTGGGGCTTTAACTTTGAGAAATGCGTAGTAGATATAGACAAATTAGATACTAGTAAAATGGATGTTTTTGCAGGCCTTGATGTAGGGTACAAAGATCCAACAGCATTGTGTGTCTTTGGTTATGATTGGGATACAGAGACTTACTATATTTTAGACGAATATCTAGAAGCTGAAAGAACTACCGAGCAGCACGCCGAAGAAATTCAAAGATTCATACTTAAATGGGATATAGACTATATCTACATAGACTCTGCTGCTCAGCAAACACGATATGACTTTGCGCAAAATTATGATATATCTACTATAAACGCTAAAAAGTCTATACTAGATGGTATAGGGAAGGTGGCAAATGTAGTCGACAATAATAAGCTATTGGTCAATCAAAGGTGTCAACATTCTTTAGATAGCTTAGATCAGTACCAGTGGGATCCTAACCCTAATCTTCTTAGAGAGAAACCAAAGCACGATAGATTCTCTCATATGGCCGATGCAATTAGATATGCAATGTATACCTTTGAAACTCAGTCAACTAGTTTTTAAGATACCAAAGAAAAATAACTCTTGACTTTTTGTTAATTACGGTGATATAATTTTTTCTATTACGGAATGGTAGCATGGACCCCAAAAGAGATTTAGTAAAGTATATTAGAGATAAAGCAAAATCTAAGTACAATAAAGATACTGAGTGTTTTATTTGTGGTTCCAAAGAAGAACTTGATTTTCATCACTTCTTCGGATTAACCGAGTTATTAGACCAGTGGCTAGTAAAGTCAAAAAAGACTATAACAACAGAAGAACAGATACTGGCGGAGAGAGATAGTTTTATTCAAGCACATTTAGTTGAGCTATATGACGAAGCTACAACATTATGTCACTCTCACCACTTAAAACTCCATTCTATATATGGAAAAAGGCCCAAACTTGCAACAGCAGGAAAGCAGAAACGCTGGGTGTTGAAACAAAGAGACAAATATGGCATGGTATGATAACTTATTTTCGAGAGGCCCAAAAGAGGATGTAGAAGAAAAGTTAAACCCTGCCCAAAGATTTATTTCTAGAGAAGAAGGTTACTCTCTAGGAACTAGTGAAATCTTTACTAATTATAGAAATGCTTACGAGCAAATCGAAGTTGTAAATAGAGCTGTAAACTTAATTGTAGATGATGCAGCAGAAATTCCCGTAGATGTAGGAGAGAAATTAAACTTAACTCCAATAGTAAAAAATATAAGACGAAGCAAAGTAGAGACTCTTCTTAATGTAGAGCCTAACCCTTTTCAGGATATTAATTCTTTTAAGCGGAATCTTATTGTGGATCTATTGATAGATGGTAATATCTTTGTATATTTCGACGGAGCTCATTTATATCAGCTACCCGCCCGAAATGTAGAAATAGAAACTGACGAGAGAACCTACGTAAAATCGTACGTTTATGATAATAAGTTAGACTATTCCCCCTCAGAAATTATTCATATCAAAGAAAATTCTTTTAATTCTATTTACCGAGGAGTTCCTAGACTAAAGCCAGCTTATAAGAGAATGCAGTTGCTTGGGTCTATGAGAAAGTTTCAAGAAAACTTTTTTAGGAATGGAGCAGTCCCGGGACTAGTACTTAAAACTCCTAATACATTAAGTGAGAAAATTAAAGAAAGATTACTTATGTCTTGGACCTCTAAGTACAATCCAAATACTGGGGGACATAGACCATTGATCCTAGATGGAGGTCTTGAAATAGACAGCTTAAATGAGGTAAACTTTAAAGAGTTAGATTTTCAAGAGTCTATAAAAGAAAATGAAAAAATTATTTTGGAAGCACTCGGCGTTCCTCCTATACTACTAGATAGTGGGAATAACGCTAATATTCGTCCTAACCACAGACTGTTCTATTTAGAGACAGTACTGCCTATAGTTAGAAAGATCAATTTTGCTTTTGAACGTTATTTTGGATTTAGTTTGGCAGAAGATGTTAGTAACATACCCGCGCTACAGCCGGAGCTTCAAGATCAAGCTGGTTACTATTCTACTTTGGTCAATGGAGGCATAATGACTCCTAATGAGGCTAGAGTAGCTATGAGAATGGAGCCTATACCTGGCAATGATGGTATTAGAATCCCTGCAAATATAGCAGGAGCAGGTTCTGCAGCCAATCCTTCTCAAGGCGGTAGGCCTACTACCGAAGGTGAAGAGTAATGCCTATGCCTATACCGGGACAAGAGGAAAGTCAGGACGAG